GTAGATAATAATATTGATCCTGCTTCTGATGAATACAAAGAGAAGCGTGATAAGTGGATCAAGAATAACACCGTGATTGCTTATACACAAGAGTTCTTTGAAGAGCGTAACCAGGTGCTGGAAGACCTGAAAGAACTAATGAGCGGACTGAGCGATCAGATCCGTAGTGCTGTGGATTCTTCTGAAGAAATGGAAGCAATGCTGGATATTGCTACAGGATTTCGTGACCAGGATGGTCAGGTGATTGGTACCGATATATCAGAAACTAGTAAAGAAAAAGTAAGAAAGCTGCAGAAAGCTACTATTGATAAGCGTAACTCAATGGCAGGCTTTAGTGGTCTGACCAGGGAAGAGATGGATGAACTCAGCGGTTATTTCCAAAAGATTGTAGCCAGGGAAAAACTTACAGCCGAAGAGCGTAACCGTATGGATGAGTTGATGGAGCGTAAAAGTAACCTAGGTGTAGATAAATTTACCAAAACAGAAATGCAGGCATTGTATGCCAAGCTGGGTGGTTTACAAAGTAAGGAAGCAACAGACTACTATGTAGATATTGTAAACAACTACATGGAAAAGATTGGTCAGCCGTTAATAGATAATGAATCAGCTGGTAATCTTTTACAGCCAGAACTATATGTCAAGCTGTTTAGTGAAAGTCCGGAGTTTGAGCAGTGGTTTAAAGAAAACCATATTGCCAAAGAAGTATATGATAGCGCTAAGGGTACAACAAAAATGACGTATGAGCGTCTGTTTATCTGGAACCGTACGCGTCCTAATAACGAAGATCATTATGAAAAGATCACACTCTCTGATGGAGAAGTGGTGATGGGTAAACCAAACAATTCTTACTTCTACCGTTCTGTAAAAAAAGAACACCGTACCGAGCGTAAGGTGGGGGTTACTGTAGACAACCGTGGTAACTGGTTACCAAAAACACTTGAAGAAGGAGCGGTAGATGATAAATATTACAACCAGGATTATGAAAAGCTACGCAGGGAAGACCCGGCTGCTTTTGCTGTACTGGAGAAGATGAAAGAATACCACCTGAAGTTCCAGGAAGGGTTTGCTAAAGAGAGTAAACTGTACATGCAGATACCTCGTTACCGTAAACCTTCTTTAGAAACACTAAAGAGTGGTGGAGTGACAAGTAAATGGGAAGAGTGGTCTACGCGTGTCAAGCAATTCTTTACTAAAGCACCCGATGATGTACAGGATGGATTAAACTTCAAGCCTGAGCAGCTGATATATGCTGACATGTTTGATGAAGAGATCAACAAGGTTCCTATAACAGGACTTTATGCGCTGGACCAAAGTCAGGTGAGTATGAACATTGCTGACAGTATGTTGCGTTATATGCACTCTGGTCTGAAGCAGCGTAAACTAATTGAGCTAAATCCGATGGCACAAGCTTTAAAGAAAGCAGTGAGCAGCCCGGACAGTGCGATTAAGGACATGACCAAGATTAACAAGTGGCAGTATCAGAACACAGGTATAAAGAGTCATCTTACCAAAAAAGGTATGAGCGTAAGAGCAAAAGCTATCAATAATTTATACGAGCGTGAATTTGAGGGCAAGGCCCTAGCAGGTATGTTCAGTGACTCTCCTGGAATTCAGAAGTTCATTAGCGGTCTTTTAAAAATGTCAAGCAGTGCTATGTTCGCGTTGAACATTTTACCGAGTGCTGTTAAGAACCGCCAGTCTGCTATTGTGCAGTTACAGAATGAAGCAACTGCAGGCAGATATATAAACTGGAATTCATACCTGCGTGGTAAAGGTCGTGCTGTATCTATGATGGCGGCTTACTCGTTCCAGTTATATAAGACAGGTAACCGCAGCATGGATGTACAACTTTTGCAGGTATTTGATCCTACACAGGATATATTAAAGTCAACCTTTGGTGATGCACACGCCAGCGATATGGGTGGCCAGTTTGGTCGCTCGGTAGCTGCAGATGCGGCAAGCCTTGGGTTTTTAATGTCTACTCGTAAGTTCTTAGAAGTAGAATCAGTAGTGGAACTCTTTAGTGGTATGATGCATCACGTAAAAGTGGAGCAAACTATTAACGATGAGACTAACGAGATCCGTTATATTGATGCGTTTGAAGTAGTCAATGGCCAGCTGGAACTCAAAGCTGGTATTGATAAAGAGTGGGCACCAGGTGGTGCAAAATTCAACGAGTTTAAAAATCGTGTACATGAACTGGGCAACCGTCTGTATGGTACCTATGCACGTATGGATCAGCCGGAAGCGCAGCGTTACGTTGCATTCAAAGTGGCCTCTTTCTTGAAGCGTTTCTTTACCTCTATGTTAATGAACCGTCTGGGCGCTACCCGTGGTAGTGCAGCTTTAGGTGGTGTAAGCACTGGTTATTACAGATCGGTATTACAAGTAGCTAAAGGCTTTGCTAAGTACGGGGTGAAGAACTACTACTGGATGAGTGATGAACAACGTTCGAATCTGCTAAAGTTCACTTCTGACATGGCTCACCAGATGGCGCTGTTGTTTATACTGACTGCTGTGTTTGGATACAACGACAGTGATCCGGACCGTTTTGAAAAAATGAGACAGCGTAGTGGAGCACTAAATGAAGAAGACTTTAACCTGCAAGGTTGGTTATTCAACCATGGACTGGTGGCAACACTGGGTACACTAACGGAAACAGAAACCTTTGGTAGCTGGAGTCCGGTGACTATGGGTGCTGATGGTGATCTAGATGTTGCAATCCTGGGACGTAACTGGAAAACACTAAAGAATACAGCCGGCCAGATGCTTGATCCTAGAACACTGTATGCTACAACGATTAAAAGACAACTGGAACTCTTAGGTCACGTGAGTCAGTTTATTGATGATGATCCTGCAGGCTTTTACAAGAAAGATGCTGGTCCTTACTGGTTCCAGAAAGAAGGATCTCCTAAGTTCTTAAATGATGCGGGTGGTATTTTAGGCTTCACCGGATCGCAAGTGGATCCAGTGAAGGCACTAAAAGGTATGGAATTGGGCCGTAGATAATTATGGTTTACTGATATGGGTTAAGTCCAGGGTGATGAATATCAATCCCAGGCGTAACCTGGTAAAAGGTAACCATGTGTTTTTCTTTACTTCTACTTCTCCAGTGTCTACCATGACACCAAACAATACTTCTGATTTACTAATCAGGGTTAACTTGAATTCAAACATAGAGGGATTATTTATCAGTGGTGAAGGGATGTTTGCCAATATAGCAATCTTCGTCCCAGCCCATGTGTTTTTTAAAACCGTTTATAAAACTGTGAATGTTAGCTGCACCCACTGGGTTATGGCTATGCACTGAAACTCTTTTCAACACCAGATTGTTTTTCTGGATATGATCTACTAAGAACCGGGCCGAGTCGAGTCCGGTTTTTTCTTTATAAGACTCGTAGTCCGGGATCTGATACCCCTTCTGTGCAAGCTGGTTGAAGTAATCATCTACGTGTTCTTTTCCCAGGTCGTGATCAAACGAGATGAGATCCGGGATAGAGTTTTGCGTAATGTAATCAACGAACTCCTGATGGTTACGTACAACCACCCAAGGATCGTATCCCGGAATAGTGTCCGTAGGTGTACGTACATCGTCAAGGTAAAGCGCTGTTTTCATGGTTTTTGTTTTAGTTGAGAGATCTCGTTCATACAAGCAGACAGTTCTGTTTGCATAAAAGAAATCTTGTTAACAAGACTGGCAATCAGCTGCTCTTGTTGTTCTCTATGTTCTAAAAGTTTATAAAACACTTCAATATTAGCCATCATAGATACAGTGCTGCCATGCTTTCCTGTAATGGGCTGACCTCCTATATAAACAGTTGTTTCTGTAGTTACACCACCAATAAGCTGGTTATAAATATTTATTTTTTGAAGTCCGTTTACTAGAGAATAATCTGTAACATGATGAGGTACCAGTACGCTACGTACTTCCAGGTTATCTGAAAGCCATGCAGTCATTTCATCATGCAGGAAGAACCGGGGCTTCTGATCCGCTGTCCGGTCTTTGAGTATTTCTGTTATCATAGGTTGGATTTAAAATAGTGTTACCGTGTGTAGCACGCGGTTCATAGGGACAGTGTCTGCAGCCATTGCCACAGCAGCTGCCCCTGTTAATATGAAACTCCGGTGTGAAGATCACCCGGTCACCGTCTATATAATAGTCTTTGTTAAGCTCAATTGGTTTCATCTGAAGGAATTTCTGCCCCAAGCCAGATCTGGATGAGACGTTCACACTTTTGTTTCCATGAGTTGCTTTCTACCTGAATCATAGGTACTGAACAATCGTTGGTTTTGGCGTGAGAAAACTCTTCAGGGTTGTCATCAAGATGCCAGGTAAACTTTGTTCCTTTTAGGTAAGTCCACTTCCAGTCCATACACGTAAAACGTACATGGTGCTTAGGTATACCTAGCTTTTCTGCCACACCCCATACATTGAAGTTGGGGTCTCCGTCATGACGGTCATAGATTTCTGCCCACTCTGCATCAGGAAACTTGTGGATCCACTTATGCATGTGGTTTGCATCGTAACGTGTGGTGACGATCCACACTTCTATACCTCGTTTGATGAGTTCTTTAGCGTACTCCTGGACATGTTCGTGTTCCAGGGTGCCGTCAAAATCGAATGATACTTTCATAGGTTATCGGATATAAGATTAAGCAACCACCTCCATAAGCAGTAAGTGATTGTAAAGATGAGTGTCCAGGTCAGGATAAAGGACCAGTTATACTTTTTCATCTTGGGTAAGGGTTAATTTCTTGTTACAGTGAGCAATTTGTTTACGCTCAGTCTCTCCTAAAGCGCCAATGCGTGGGGCTATTTCTATTTGTAGCAACTTAGAAAAGGTCCTTCCTCTTCTTGCACAGGCGTGTTGCATAGCAGCAGGCGTTACTCCGAGTTTCACGCCTGCTCTTTTAAAGTTTTCAAATACGGCTATTAGCTTTTGTTGAGAGGGGTCGTAGATCTTTATACATGTGTCATCATAGACCTGGTTAACACTGATCTTTTGCAGCATAGTTTCAATAGGATTTGGAAAAAGTAAAGATATACAACTTGTAGAACTTGGCAAAAATACTGGAGAGCTTATTTCTCCAGACTTTCGTAATAAAGCTTTCGCACTTTGATGCCGAGCTCCATGTCATTGGGAGTGGATCTTACTGTGTACATAGGTACCAGAAAGTGGGAAAGATGATCGAGCTCACCACTGGTAAGTCTATAACAGTTAATACATAACTGTCCGGCACCTTCAATGTAACCCACACGCAAATCAATGTGGGTTGTTTCATCATACGCAGTTTCAGCTGCGCACCTGATACATTTGTCTTTCATAGGGGTATTGTTGGTTATTGGTTTCTATATCTTTGCTTTAGGTCTTCCCAGTATCCATCTTCAAAGTTGTAGCGGTTACATACGTCAACCAGTTCAGGGTAGCCCAGTGCAATCTTTTCACGGTTCTTAGTGTCTAGTTTGAATATTGTGTTTATAAGTGCGGACATACCGCTGCCAGCCATGCCTAGTTTATAGTGCATAAATGTTTCTTCTGCTGCTGTAAGTGTTTCTGTTGTCATAATGTTATAAGTTAAATTTGTTACCATAGGATACAAGTCCTAAATCAAAGCGACCATCAAATACGCAGGCTGCGTTAGAGAAAGCCGTGTTAGTGTGCGCAAACCGGGATATACCCTGGTTGGTTTCTATAGTGTCCATGTTATGGATGTGTCCAAAGCATACAAGCTTCAGGTTGTCTTTTAGCTGCATGCATCTTTTATACAGTGATACATCTCCGCAGAACTCCAGCTGACCGTGCCTGTCATAAGAAAGATCACGGATGGTCTTTGGCGGACCATGTACTACCAGTACGTCTGTGTCATCTGGTACAGCTTGCCATACCTGGTGCATTTTGTCCCTGGCTTTCATAAAAGCCCACTGACCAAATGTTGGTGTAATAGGAGATCCGTAGAACTTGACACCTTCAATAGTAGCAGCTGCATTTTCCAGGTAGGTAATACCACGCTGGGCAAAGTCAGCAGGTGTAACTCTTCTTCTTTCTATAGAAGTGTCATGGTTACCGGCTACATAGATCTTGTGCTTCACAGGAATCTGTTCATACCAGTTCATGAAGTTGATCACTTCCTGTTCGTTACGGATAACATCGTAGTAGTTGGAGCAGTCACCACTGTGTACCACAACATCTACATCTTTGAACCTTTCTGGTTGTAAGTCATTGTGAAACCCGTGGGTGTCGGATAGGTGCAGGATTTTCATAGGTTGTGTTAGAATATATACCGGATACCAGCCGGGTTAAAGAATTCACTGTACAGGTTGGTGAATTCCTGTATCATTTGTTTTTTCAGCTGCCACTGGTAACGTATATTATCCGGTGCATACTGAGAGTCTTTAGCTTCTTGTATCTCAGGACGCCATAATAGCTCTTGCACTTCAGCACTGTTGCGCTCGTGCTGCTGAATGTTGTGGGTCAAGAAGATGCACTCGCTTTTGGTTTCTATATCTGCAGCTTTAAGTTGTTCAAAGAGTTTGCGATATTCATCTAACCATCCTTCTGTATAGATAATAGGTGAGAAATTAATATGCACTTCCATATACTGCTGCAGTCTTGGTATGCTTGCTATACGGTCTGCTATGCTGTCTGTACCTGGTTCTAATACATCAGAGTATATTTGAGGCATCAGGCTTACACGTATGCGGTGCTTGTCCGGATGTATTATAAATTTTTCAGTAGGACGGAACATTGTGGGATACTTAGTAGCAAAGGTGCTCTTGGCCATCTTGTGAGAATCAAACCAGTTAAATACCAGTTCCCAGTTATAGTGTTTACTCATCAGCGCTACATCGGTACTGCAGCCAATATCTATAGTGTAATACTGCTCGTCACATTGATTGGGTACTTTAGGCCAGGGTTTATCTACCAGCCAGTTATAGACCGATGATAAAATATCAATTGTGTTTTCATTGACATACACCTTGTCGTGGTTGTATCTTCCTACATAGCAGTAGGATTTCATACAACCACCCAGGCACCCGTATATAAAGTTTGGACTGATAGCATCTGCTGATCGTCCGTTATCACGCGTAATGAGCGTTTTAGTTTTTTGTTTGATGATCTGCATGTGCTTCAGTTTGTAGTAAGCCCTCTTTTAACAGTATTTGTTTTACATCTTTAGTGAGCTTACTGATATCACCATCATTAATAATTGTGTAATCAAACATCCAGTGATCAAGTGCGGTTTCAGAAGGATGAGCGTTTACAGCTGTAACACCCGGACGCCCTACACGTATCGTGATACCATTGGCATTCTTAACTGCATTTGCTTCATTAGGAAAACGTGTATCTGTAATGATCCAGTTTGAACAGTCCCATCCATTAGGAGCACGATCTGCAGGAACACAGTTGTAGTCAGCCATAAGAGCATTGACCCAAGTGTTAGTGTGAAGACCTTCACGCAGGCCATCAGTACCTAGTTTCTGTAAGAAGTCTCTTACTATCATAGGAACAGATTCCATGTCTACTTTCTTTGGAAAGATTCCATCTTGGCGTTTACCCGGTTTCATCTTCAGGACGTTCCACTCAGGACCCAGATTGGTCTTCTTGAATTCTTGGTCTTCAAACTTTTCTACAGGAATTCCTGTAAGTAAAGAGGCTATAGTCTTGAGCTTCCCTGCCCATTTTTTTATGGCCCAGCCAGACTGTGCTTCTATCCACCACTGGTGATGAACATGGTCTTCTATAGTTTCTTCAAAGGTTATGCTTCCTGTGTTGTAACAGTTCAGCAGTTGTATAATCTTTCCTACTGTGTCTTTACCAGACCCAGCGTATCCGGATACAGATATAATCATAAGTTAGGGTTTATACCTTCTTTCAGGCAGTTAACAATACGTTCGTGACCGGCTTTGGCTTCGTTCCATGTAGTATAGCGCCACATGTCGTTATCATACTCGCCACCAAAGATCATAGTCTCAAATAGCAAGGGCTGTCCATCCGGATCCCAGTTGTGATCTAGTTGTATAAACACGGTTGATACTCTGATATCGTTTACAGTGTTATCACCGACTCTTCTGTTTTCATCTGTGCAGTCTTCATAGCTGGGGTAAGTGCCTTCAGGCAGTTGTTCTGTGGTTTTATCATCGTTAATTTTATACCAGTTCATTGGTCATTGGTTTTTTCATTAGGAAAAGGAAGCCCATTGGCTTTCCAGGCTGCGGCTTGTTCTTTAGTCAGTACAAGACCTTCAGTGGATCTTATGCGTTGTAGGTGTTGTTTTTCTATAGTGAGCTGTGAAATGGCAGTTGAACTACTGGTCAGATGGTATCCTTTACAGAGCTTACAGTAATAGTGTCTGCACTGGTCAGGCTTCCCGCTGCGTCTTTTGATACGCTTGAGAGTGGTGCTTTCATAAGCGTTTTTCTTATACTTGATTCTAAGAATGGCTTGTCTTGCATCACCGGGAGTTTGATACCTTGTCTTACCAGATGCATTGCATTTACTAATCGGTAGCGGGTCCATACTTGTTATTGATATGTGTTTCGATCATGTCTGTTACTTCCTGCAGGTCTTCTTCAGGTAGTGCGTAAAGCTGTTCTGTTATTACCATCAGGTAAACCAAGTCAGTTTTATCCAATGCCTTCTTAACATCCAGTACCATTTGACTGTCACCAAGCAGACCACAGATGTGATCGATTGCTACTTTTACTTTTAACAGGGCGTTGTTTATGGCATACTTCTGTTTTTGTGTGGTGGCAGCTCTGGCATAGTCAAGTCTTACTTCCATGCATTTCATGTGCTGCAGCAGGTTCATAAACAATTCACCTATGGTGTCTTTGCTTAGTTCTTGGGACATATGAGAATATTAAAGGGGAAGCTGTTACACTTCCCCTGATAATGATTATAAGAAGGTCACTCCAAATGCATTCATTGGAGCTTCCACTTCTTCTTCTATAAAGAGAGCTTCTGTTTCTACTATCACTTCTTCTTCCTGCTCTTCTTCCTGTACAGGCGTAATCAGCTGACCATATTCATTGATAAAGAAATCATGAACATGCTCGTGATCCTGCAAGAAACTGGAAGGGTGTGATTCTTTTAGAGCAAGGGTAATGTGATTGTACATGGCCCATGCACTGTCGGGGTGACAGTTGTACTGGTGAGACGGTTTATCTAACTCACGCTTTACAATACCCACTTGTGTAAGAGTAAGGATCTCCTGTTCTGCAAACAAGCGTCCCAGAATAGTTCCTTTTTCTTTGGTTGTTAAGTGAACATTCTTAAGCAGGGTTTTATCTTCTACCAGTCTGTTGAAATACTGCTTTGCATTTCCAATCTGTTCCTGGATAGAGATCTCAGCATCGTACAAAGCTGAACCGGTGTGTTTACGCACGAAACTTCCCATGTCACCTCTTACCACTCCGTTCATGCATACAAATACATGACCGCCAACAGCACACTTGAAACGCATGCTTTTGTTGTAAGAGTTGGACCAGGCAAACATGAGCCCCATGTCGGGATCATTACCAAAGTCGAGGTGATAAATACCTTGTGCAATCTGACCGTCCATGCTGCACTTGTATAACTCGGTCTTCACTTGAAAACCGGATGCTACTAATTCTTTCTTAGTAGCGTCTATAACATGCCCGTGAGGGATAACTGTATATGTCTTCCCGTGTTGGGGAAGCGCTGTCTGCCTGATATGCTGTTCGGTAACAAATGATGTTTTAACTGGCATATGATTGGTTTAAAAAAGTAATAATTGTGTAAAGGATTTGGGTCTGATTTTCTCAATACCCTCTATCTGCTTGTTGATCTCTTCCAGATAGTAAGTGAAGTTGATGTCGTACTGATCAATAGGGATTGCAGGATCCAGTTTGTTGACCACGGTTTGTAACCACTGGCCACTCTCTACCTGGATCTCCCGTCCATCCGGATGACGCTTGACAATCTTGCCGCCACTGTTAGATATGAAGTAGCGTACAATCTTTTGCAAACGGGTAAGATTAAACACACCTTCATTTAGTTCAGCGTTGTAAAGCTTCCATTCTCCTTTAGACTTGACACCGGCACAATAATCATGTACATCTGTGTTGTCTCTGAGAAAGTCTTCCGGTTCCACTCCGTTTACAAAGTAGGCGTAGATGGCTTTTGGAATAATCAGAAAGCTCTTGTTCTTATGGAACATGGCTACTTTCTTTTTCTCCAGGTCTTCCCATTCGAAAGCACCTTTGCACTTTACCTTGTCTTTTTTGGAGATGGCTATGTAGTTGTTGACATCACGAATGATCATTTTCTTATACTCATCATGCTCCAGGGATAGCTTGGTAAGCTTCTCCCAGTCAGAACATATCTTCATATAAGTATCTACACACTCTGATGGAATCATCATCTCCAGGCCGTCCGTGTTCTGCATCAGCGGTACTGCTGCAGGGATGGCCAGGGTGAGCATTTCATAGAGCATAGTCAGTAACAGTTGTCCGTTTACAGTGATCTGCATGGTCATCTTTGGATCATACAGAAAACTATTCTCGTCACCTGTCAAACCATAGGTAGAGTTTAGAATGATCTTGTATACGTAGTTCTTAGGATCGGTCTTAGGTATCTTCTTTCTTTCTTCAAAGAACCACTCGTACAGTTCCAGGAACTCTTTTTGTGGAAGATGTTCCGGGGCAAAGCCGTTCTTGATAGCCAGGTTAGGGTAGAAGCTGGTAACGTCAGAGGTCATAATAGTCCATCCTGGTTTTGCTTCATACACACCGGCTTCACGGGCTCCGTGAATACCACCTAGTCCGTAGTCTGTTTTGACACCCCTGTAATCAACGCGGTACTTGAATCCATCTTTAGTGGATGTAATTACGGTTTTACGGAAGTAGTCGATCATTTTCTGAAACTCCGGTGTCTGGAACTGGACATAATCCAGGATGCAGTCACCCAGCACAATGTGTGTACGAGGGGTACGCAAACGTTTGAGTTCTGCTTTTTCTATACCAGTCTTTTGTTCCAGGAAATAAAGGAACAGTTCTTTAGATATCCTGGGCTCTGATGCAGAGTAGAGGTCAATGCCGTATTCTTTGGTAAGCACCTGACGAAGACGGATCTGTTCTTTGCTATGCTCCAGGATCTGCTTGGTGCTCATGACGTCATTGATACAATAACTGATCACGTCACGCAGGTCCTGCGGGTTTTGGATGGGTTCAAAGTGGGGATGTGGCATCTCTTCCACGTTTTCCCAATCCATGGCATACTGTACCCATTTAAGAGAGCTGCTCTTGGCTTTGTTATCCCAGTGATTCATCCTAAACAGATCAATCTGCCGGATCCACAACTTGTAGGGAGCATAGTCCAGGAACTCACCTCTGTTCTTTTTAGAGATGACCTCTTGAGCATAGGCATAGATCTTCTCCGCGATCAGTTCACCAGACATCTTTACCAACACAGGTTGGTTCTTCATTACATGCTGGGTGATCTGCGCGTCAAAGTCCAGACCGTTATAAGAAATGTGCCATTGATTCTTGGCTCTGCATTCAGCCAGAAAACTGCAGAAGGCTACGATGTCATTCTGATCCTTGTTGATCACAAAGACCCGTTTGACGTTATCATCTTTGTAATGGACAAACACCGCAACAAACGTGTTGCAGATAGTTTCATAATCCATTACCCAGTGAATTGGTGGCTGTGCTGTCATAATGTACGTGTTCAGTTTAGCTGTTCCCCCTTGGTTCAAGAGAAAAAAAAAGGCAGCGTAAACTGCCTTTCTTAGTTGGTTTTCATAGAATCGGTTGATTAAACCGTGATAATCTTGCCAGCAGTAGTGTCAATAACATTACTTGCTGACAGGTATTGGTTGTAGTCAAATGTATCTGCGTTGATAGCAAGTACATCTATAACCGCTTTGATCTCTTCTGGAAGATCCAGGTAGTACTCATAGTAAGTCTCTAAGATTTTACGCTCTTCTGCGTAATCTTTACCGTTAGTACGTTTACCGACCTTCATCGGTTTTACATCACCAAAGTCGTCCAGCTTGGCAACCATATGCATACTCTGCTTCTTTTCCTTACCGATAAGTGCAAGTACTTTAGAATCAGGGTCGTATATAGCTTCGTTATATGGACTCTCAGGCGTTACCGGGATGAGCTTGAAAGTCTTTTTCTGACCCCAGCTACCGGTGATTAACATCATTGTTTTTGTCATGGGTTTGTTGGATTGAGTTCTACAAAGTTAGAGAACTTTCTTCAAGTTCTCCAAATGTTCTACAGGTATTTTTAAAGTTTCTTTCTCCAGGTCACAGGGATCGCACAGTTCTCCTACCTGTGTAAGCAGTTCAGGTTCTATACCAAGGAGCTTGGCATAAACATCTACATACTTTTCCGGGTATAAATAAGAGTCGATGTACTTGTACTCTGAGCTCTGCTCTCCGTAATACTGCTTGATAGCACGCTTCAGGGGATTAGTAAACTTGGAGTAGTGACCCATGATAAAGTTGAACCAGTCATTCTGGTATCCTGAATAATCGAAGGTGTATACACTGTAATCTTCTACATGCACGATCTTTTCAAACAACGGGTTGGTTATCAACAGTTGTTGTTCAAAGCTTCTGAATCCTTCTGAGTTGTCTTCTTTAAATGTGCAAACCAGTTTCATATCCTCGGGGTTGATCAGCCCCTCCAGCGCGATGTACGTGCCGGAAGGAGCATGGACCGAAGTCCGCTTGATCCCCAGTGCCGGATATAGAAACGATCTTGATTTCTGAAAGTACTTCGTATACAAACTATCTATCATTGATTACCATTTTATAGAGCAGCCAGACCTTTTGCAAATTGGTAAGGCAGCTCAAAGCTTCTATTAGTGTAATGCCAATCGGCAATGTCTAGTGTTTCTTTAAATCGTTCCATCCAGCTGTTAAGCGTACTCTCCTTTACAGGATAAGCATACGTCTGGAAGAAACGGTCAATTACTACAAAGTGAAACTTGTAGTTGTATCCATTTTTGAGCAGATCACCATACTGAAGAGCAACCAGGATTGAGTATACGGCTGCCTGCATCCAGTAAGAGTAATACTCTACTGATTCTGCAAAGTCCTTCAGATCTTTAGAAGTTGTCTTGATATCATTTACGTAGATGATTTTGTTGTCATGATCTATTACGATGTTATCAATGATGCCTTTTAATCCAAAGGAACGGTTAGCCAGATCACTCTGGAAGAAACATTCGTTGATTACTTCCAGGTTGTCAAACTCGGTGCTGTTAGTACCAATGAGCTGGCAGATCTGCTTGTTAGTCTTGATCAGGTCCACTGCGTTCTTACAGAACTCAAATGTTTCCTGGTCAATAAGTACCTTGGATCCTTTGCTCTTCAAGAACTGAAAGCAGTTCTCGGTTTCTGTAGACAGCACTTTGTCCAGGCGCTGCTGGTCAGTCTTTAAACTTTGGTGGTAGTTGATCTCTTTCATCACGTCCAGGATTTCGTCCTGTAGATCTGAGAGTTTTTCTACACCAAGAGCATCATAAGATGCACGGTTGTTTTGAAACTGTGCGTGCACCTTGTCAATCACTGTACGCAGCGTACCGGTAGGAAGGTTAGCCGGAGAGACCACGAACTGGTCTTTGAACTTTTCTTCTTCCAGTAACAAAGCATGAATGATTTTGCCCTGCACCAGGTGGGTGTCCAGGCGTTCTTCCTTCATACCCATTACATAGAGCTGATAAAATACAGCCGGGCTATACAGCAGCTTGTTTAAAGAGCTGTAACTGAAATAGAACTTCTTATCATAGAAGTCCTTTTCTATAAACTTGACTGACTCTTCCATCAGTTCTTCAAATAATACTTCACTCATGTTTTAGGATTTTGGTTTCCACACACCTTCCAGGGTAAGAAAGTGCTGGATGCGTTTGGCCGTAGCCTGGTCGTATGTAAGGGCTTCTGTCATTTCTATAAAGTGATAGAGCTCTTCTATTTTTTCCTTGTCATCCGCTGCTGTGTTTTTTTCCATAGCGTTTGCTACTCTTTCAAGCTGACGTGCTATTTCAGGCAGCGTATGTTGTATAAGTTTTTGACCCATTACGGTCTCATGTAGTTCCGGCATGTGTTATGGATTTAGCGGGTTAGTACCATCTTCATTGAGTGGCAGTTCTTCTATGTCATCGTACCAGATCTGGAGAGAGCCCAGTTCTTGTTCACATAGCTCTGCATCAAAAGTCTCTATAATAACACCAAGACCATCATCGGTCTGCTTGATTTCTACATCAAGTTTACCAACTCTGACCCACAGTGTACCGGTGTCGGGTTTTAGTGATAGAGTAAAGTCTGGACCACCTTCGTTATACTCTGTTATTTTAAAGGGTAAGTACTCCATTTTTTTCTGCTTTTGTTTTCTTGTCATGGCAGGTGCAGCATAACACCTGCAGGTTGTCTTGCTCACAGAAAAGTCGTTCAATAAAACCGGGTAAATCATTTGCACAGTTCAGAGAACCGGCTGGTATGATGTGGTCTACGTTGATCTTCTTTTCCGGGAAATATGCTTTACATTCAGCACAGAGATACTCGTACTGTTGTCTCTTATTAGGACCTTTATATTTTCTGCGTGCGGCCATCTTTGCCTGCGTGATAGGTTTCCACCAGCGGGACTTCTGGCGCAGTGCAGACCGGATAAAACTCCAGAAAGCAGACTCGGTCATAGTGCCTGCGTTACGGGTTTTGGCAACTCTGGGTTTCTTGGGAGCGGTAGTTTTCCTAGGCATATTGTAGATTAAGGTCTACAAATATACTGTAGAACTTATGAGTTCTCTAACTTTTTATTCAACAAGGGTACCAGGCGCAGGAATACCTGCTTGGCACCAAAGTCTTTAATAGAGTCAGATGGATCTTTACTCATAGGTAATACACAGGTTTCTACATCGGGATAGGTTTCCCTGTACTTTTCCATGGCTTTGATACCGGGCTCATCGTAGTCAAACAGGATCACCACCTTTTGATAGTCTTTGATGTACTGCTGCATGAGCTCTTTACGAATGACAGAGTTTTCTGAGTCCGGGGCTATAACATCCATAGAAAGCTTTAGGCTTTTTAGTGCCATGATGTCTTTTAGGGATGATGTGATAACCAGGAACTTATGACCTTTAAGCTGTTCAGAACCTTGTACATAGTCGCTGATCTTCAGGAACTTTTTGTCTACGGTCTTGGGCTGATAGATCTTATAGAGCGTCCCATCCTTTTTAAAATAGCCATATAGGTAGTTACCGGTGATGGTCAGTGAATTGACTTTACCATCCACGTCCTTTTCGAGGGTGTAATTCTCTAATGGACGGACATTGTACTCGTCCAGTAAACGAGACCCGATGTTAAACTGGGTCCAGAAGTACTGATCTTTAGTATTCCAGGATCGGAACACGTACTGTGATATCTTATACTTGCTAGCTTGTTTGAATTCCTGCACATCATACCCGCCATTGTTATGTAGTACATAGTCGTTATACTTTTCTATAACCGTATTACAAGTTTTGTGATACGGCATTTGAGTAATCTCTTTGACCAGGTCAATGGCAGAGCCCTGTTTACCAGACGAGAAGTCTTTATACTTATAAGTATTCTTGCTTGCGTCATAGTAGATGCACATAGATGGGGTACGTTCCTTTGCGTTGAACATACTCTTGATCTTGACATCCTGACCGCTCAGCTTTTCTTTAAGTTTACAATAGTGTTCAAAGATCCAGGAGACAGGAACATCCTTGACATCGTGCACCAGATTTTTAGTTGTAAACATGATCTACGGGTTAAGTGTGTAAAAAAATGGGGGAGAGTAGAAACCCTCCCCGCTATTCTCATTTTTTACAGATCTACTTGTAAAAGAGTTTCTTACATGTCAAAGTCATTGTTGACAGGCTCAAAGCTTCCCACCGGCTTTGCAGATGCAAGCGGCTTAAAGTGGTAAGGATTGTTTTTGTCAAACTTTTCAAGCTTGGCTTCATCAACAGAGCAGAACTTGTACTTCGGTAGCGCCAGCTTTAAGATGGTCTTACCGTTGTATTCTTCTTCCTTACCGTTTAAGAACCAGTAAGCATCGTGACCTTTTAACAGGTTCACTGCCTGAGCAACCCAGTCTTCCAGTGAAGAAGCCTGTATGTTGTCTACAGCGTCACGAAGACCGATCTCTTGTGCGATCACCAGGATCTTGTACATGATCTCGTTCTTAGTAGCATTGGTTTCTGCGTGCTGATCTGTCCAGATCGTTGCAGTTACACGGGCGGACAAGCCTTTGAACTTTGGACCATCCTGGTCATTTTTGTCTATACTCCATCCTTCAAAATCAGGAATAGCCGGGCCTTCTAATACAAGCTCCAAACTCTTCTTGTCTCCATTCTTGGATGTTCTTACTTGCCCGCTGAAGATGTGGGCATACACTACACCTGGTTGGAATGATTTTTGATTTCCACCACCAGTTTTTACTTCTTGTCCTTTTGTACTGAACATAGGTTGTTATTTAAAAATTAATATGTGAGGGGTTAGTTTTCGTAAGCAAGGATTGATTGTCTTACCAGCTCCAGATCGTTGACAATCTCGAAGTCAGGGAACATATCCTTGGGTGCCTTGCAGGTGTTTTCACCATTGTTGCGGGTTTCAAAAACGTGGCGGATGTTACCGTCCTTGTCTTTTTTCACTTTGCCAAATAATACCACGGAGAACAAGCCTTCTAGTGTGAGCTTTTCGTCCACCATTTTACCGATGGTTTTAGCTTTGAACTTGCGCTTGCCTTCCATGTCAGTGGATTCTTCTGCATGGGTTAAAAAGAATACCATCAGATCATCTCTGAGGTCTTTAGGCATACGAGCGATGCGGGCCAGATGGGCACCGATCTGCGTAAACTTCTCATAGCCTTTCTCGTCTACACGGTCAAAGAACTCAAAAGAGCTCATATACTGAAAGTCATCAATAATGAGGTTCTTGATCTCTTTGCGTTTTTCATTTACATACTTAATGCATGCCTCTATATTCTGAGGAGAGTTTCCATAGTACATATTACCCTGGGGATTGTCTTTACCCCAGATTGTATACTTCTTCTTCCATCCCTTGAAGGGGAGGGCTTTATTAGCTACATTGATAATGAATGTTTCTGCCGGATTCAGGTTTTCAATTGCTGTGGATTTACCTGCACCGGATTCTGCGATCACGAGGATTCCGTTTGCCATAGTTAAAATGGAGGTTTATTGTTCTGGGTAACGAGTCTGTTAACCCAGTCTTTTGAACTGACAGGCTGCCTGGTCTGAATCGCGATGTAGTCTCTAAGGGTCATTTCTGAATAGGGTACATCAGGCTCAGCTACCGGGGCCTGTGGTTTAGAAGTAAAGAGCTGCTGAGGTTTTGGTTCAACCGGTGCTGTATTCTTAGAAAAGAATCGGTCGTTGCTGAGAACGGCTGAGTCTTTAGAGATAGCTACCGATTGCGCGTTAACAAGCCTGAGCTCGTCTACGGGAACTAGATAGGATGTTCCTTTCTCGTTCATCTCATACTCTTCTTCAAAGTTGTCGTTACGGGCAATCCGATACACTTTGCGGTCGTTTTCCATTGGATCTAAATCCCTGGTGACCAGTTCAAAGAAAAATCCTTTGTCCTTCTTGAACTCTGAAGCAAACACTCCTACGACATAGCGTCCATGACGGTCGTAGAAAGCCATCTTCATGTTGAAGTCCAACGGTGAAATACCCAGGTCACCGATCAGCGGCATATGGTATGCACGGATCTGATCAAGCTTCTGTTTCTTCCATTCTTTGGGGTTGCCGTACCTGTCTACTTCGGGTTGTTGTAGTACGTTTTCGTTTGACATTGTACGTTGATTTTTAAAGTTCTTCTCCAACATCAGCCGATATAGGTCTGCGTCCTCCGTTACCGGAAGGATTACCAGATGCACGGCTTTGATTAAATGGCACATAGTTGGAGCCTCCTTGTGCCATCTGTGGTTCTACGGTCTCAATCATGCGCTGCCTGTTAAACTCCGCATCAAAGAACAGGACGTTGTCGTCACTGCCTCCGTTACGGGCTTTTAAGATGTGCAGGAAGATCTGGTTCTTGTGCGTGATCCATTTCTTGGGACCGTAAAGATTGATGTTAGCTCTGAAGGGACGGTTAACAGCGACCACCATGTCTGAAGATTGCATCAGGGCGTCACCGCCAAAGATGTCACCGGACGTGGGATAGTTTGCCACCTGACCCGGATGGGTGCGGGAAGCTTCTTCCATAGTGCGGTTCATCTGTGTAATCATCAGTACGATGATAGGTAGTTCGTTCTTAAGCTGCATCAGCATTTCCGCTGTGTTGTATAAGACATCAAACTTGTCCTTGTCACCGGTTCCTTTCTTGATCAGCCAGCTGTGATCAATCGTTACCACCATGGGTTTTGCTCCCATAGCTTCGTAGTAATACCGGATGGCCTTTTCTATTTCCGGTACAGGGATAGGCTTCTTAATAAGCTTACGCTGCACACCGGTCTTTTCCAGGGCCACTGTATCTGCCAGATGTTTTTGCATTTGTCCGTATACAAAATCATCCAGTTGTTTATAAGAGCTGAGGACATGGTTGTAATCCATGGCCACTTCAGCTGCAAACTGACGCGCTGCATACTGTTTGTCACCCATCTCAAACTGGAACTCCAGGATAGAAAAATCCTGGTCAGGATTGTGAAGGCGTGACTCCCTCAGTATCTGGGAGACTATCATGGTCTTACCGGAACCAGGTCTAGCTCCAATAGTGAGCATCGATCCCCATTCCAGTCCACCTATACCGGCATAATTCAGCCCGGTCCAGGGAGTCTTGAAAGACTTTACCCGGCCTGTTCTGCGGTCGTCTATATAACGGAGACCTTCTGCAAGGACCTCCGACATGTTTTTTGCCCCATAGGGCATAGTTGTACTCATAGCTCTCGGTTAAAAACCTTCTCTATAATAGTCTCTGCCGAGGCGATGCTTTCCTGGCAGCCCATATAGTAGGCCTTGTTCATCATTTGTTCTATCGCTTGTGAAAAACCGTTCAGCTTTATGATCCGTAGATCATCGCTGCCGGGTAGAGCTACGGTCACCTGTTCAAACAAATCTTTAACGTCCTGTTCGTGAAGGGTCATCTAGTCTCAATTTTTGGATTGTAAATATAGAGAACTTCATGCATAAAACAACAGTAAGTTCTATAAAAATATATCTTACAGCTGATACCTCTACAATTAAGTTATCTATAATAACCCAGGTTACCAAAGAAAATAGCAGGCTGATGATTAGCCGGTGTATACCTTTTTCTGTACGTGACATTCATTACGGGTTAAAAGGTTGTTCTTTAAAGACGATATCTGGATCGTCCTGAAGCAGCTGACAGTAATCTGCCAGGGTAGACTTTACAGTCTTGGTTTTAGGGTCGGTCTTTTGTATAAAGTAAGAGCTGGTGGCCATAAACTTAAGGTTATCCTTAAGCTTGATAAACTTGTAATAGTTAGTGGCTTCATGGATCAGGGGCCAGTCAAAGTTTGGATAGGCTTTAAAGAACCAGATAAACTTGATCTTGAGCTCCTCGATGTTCTGGCGCGCCACTTCACCTGTAGGCAGTAACCCTGTAGGGAAGATGTCACGGTAAGTCTTTATCTGTTGTAAGAAATCATCACCGAGTACATCAGTAGTCACTTTCTTCTTAGTCTTAACCAGGAAGGTTTCAAAATCATCCAGTACTGTGAGTGCCTGCTCGGTAACAATACCTTCCGGACTCAACAGTCCCAGGGATTTAGCCAGTGCTCGCTCTGCATCTATGTCTATAATGGGGGAAGGAGCTATACGGTTCCTGGTGCAATCAAGAAAGTAAAGCATGTTGGGACTCATCTGGTACTTGATAAGCGACTTCCAAAGCTGGTGACTCATGGTTTTGTTTTATATAGGTGAGGATACTGTAATACTTCTCGCGGAAGCTGTCTGATGTTTCCATCAGGATACCAAACATGTGGATGTTGTGCACGATTGTGGTGTGATCCCGGCCACCTAAGAATTCACCTACTCTTTCACAAGTGTACTTCATGGTGCGGGCAATGTACACGAACATCATACGCAGTTCTACCAAATCCCTTTTCCGTGACTTGCTGCCCAAAGGGACTTTTTTGCCAAACCGGACGGGTAAAAAGGAGTCAAAGTATGACTCTAAAGTCTCAAGACTCATCAGTGGAATTCCATACTCATCCACCGTAATCTTGGTTAACACAATGGGGTCATAGCCCATTTTTAGCCTGAACTTGTTCTTAAACTCAACGATGAGCTTCTTTTCCAAGGTCGAGGCATAGATTGCGGATTCTATCATATACCTGAGATTATTTACTTGTGCAAATGTATTGAAAGTTCTACAAAAAGTAGTATATTATATTGTAGAGTGTTTAGAAGTTCTACAGTATTTTTTCTTTATATATCCTAACCTTACTTGCCATGGCAAAAAAGTTTTACGCCCAGACAGACGCCCTAGGTTTCCCTATTCCGGGTACCATGATGTCACATATAGAAGTTCCTGTAGTTGATAACATATTGGAAATCACTACAAATATGCATCTTCCAGCTCATCCTGGGGGTCTTAGATACTACATACGCCTGGACGAGAAAGGGGCTATTTTACCTAATAGCCTGTTTATTCACTTTGATGTGATTGATCAGTCAGATGTAGTTAGCCTGCAACAACCAAATGTAGTAATCTACACAGTTGGCCAGTCAGCATTGGGTGGTGTAATAGCCTACATTTTACAGCCAGGTGATGCTGGATATGATCCTAATGTACAGCACGGTTTGGTAACTACCAGTGGGAATGTGGATACCGGAGCTATATGGGGTTGTGTTGGAACTGCTATTCCTGGCGCTGCTGGTACAGCTATAG